TTCATAGCATTCTCCTTGGTTGAAAAAAAAGAAGGAGACCCCGTAGAGTCTCCCTCCAGTTAGACTAGAAGTCTGAGGCAGGTGCGGCTTCAGTAGTATCTTCCGTTACCATTACATCGAAGTCTTCAACTGGTGTATAAGGAACTAGAGTAGAAACCTGTACAGCAATAAGAACAGACTTACGACCAGACTTTCCTCCAAATTTCCAATCATAGGAATAGACCATAACATTACCTACAGATCCATTACCTATGTCTGCTTTGATAGGATTCTTTTCGTTATCGACAACACGAATAGCGTTCTTCTTACCTTCCTTGTTCTTCTCAGGACGAGTAAGATTAAGACAGAACATGCCTTCATTTAGCTTGCTCTCACGAATATTTCCGTATTGAGACATTTCCGAAATGCGATCTTTGGTAAACTCTATTTGAATATCAAACAGAACTTTATCATAGTCATTCTTAACCGCCTTGTGTACTTTAGCATAGTTAAGGTTTACATTACGGATGATTGTTGTTGAGTTAGCCATGTGGCAACCCTTTCTGCGCTGTGCGCTTTGTTGAGCATGATTGCTCAGTAGGACATCAGTGTCCTTTAGAAGGCATGGAAGGGAGAAACCATGCCCTCAGAAGGCTACTGCTGTAATGCAGCTTGAGCTTCTTTTAGTGATGTATACACAACACCATTGACTACATAATAAGTCATAGCTATACTCCTTTCAGTTTAAGTTTAGCGGCCTTGCGGTCACCCTTGTTAGCAATGCGTTTAAAAGGCTTTGTAGATATGCCAGAGCCTTTGCGTTCGATAAAGTCGTAAGACACAGCCTTGTGAGCTTTAGACATAGGTTTAGGCATTTAGTCCTCCTTGTTATGAGCAACAGACTTAATGTCTGCTGTCAGCTTAAAGATCTCATCGAAGTGCCTTGCAGCTTCCTCATTACGACCTGCCATTGCATGACCTGCCATGCTACTTAGATGTTCCCGAATAGCCTCTGCCTTTGAACAAATAATATCAGCTTTAGTCATTTAGTCCTCCTTGGTTGCAAAAAAAAAAGAAGGAGCCTTTACAGCTCCTCCTCGTCTTCGTCGGGATCAACACAGCAACCAACTACGCCACAACCACGTCCAGGAACGTAGTCTTCAGGCGAAGAGAAGCCATAGTACTCCCAATCAGGCAAGTCACGATCAGCTTCCGCAAGTTCAAGCTCATCCTCCAGATCAGCACGCTGGTAAACAAGCGCCTCAAGCGACTCCTTAATCTCAGCGATACGAGCAGCACGATCATACGCCTTAAGCTCAGCCAACTCAGCCGTACGCTCCCGAACCCCAGCAGCAGCAAGGTCTATCTCGCTGGCGCAGGAAACCCCACAGAACCACTCAGACGAAGACCAGCCAGACCGAGTAGCAAGACGCACAAAAGCACCGGAGTCACGAGCAGACCGAAGAACGGAAACAAGAGACGACACAGCCGCAGGATCAGCAGACCCAACACGGCAGGTAAGAGGCACAGGAGACCCCGACACAAAGACCAAGACAGAAGACGAAGAAGAACACCAGCCCAACGAAGACACACGGACAGGCGAGGACCAAGAAACAGAAGACAAAGGAGAAAGGCAAGAAGGAAGAAAAGACATAGCAAACACCCCACAAAAAAGGAAAGGAAAGAAGCCCCACAGAGGAAACAAGGGGGGCCAAGGAACCCAGGAAGGGTACCCAACAACACGCCACATCTTTTTTATACATAGACAAAGGGTTAAACACACCCTTATAGGACAATATTGAGGAATCCTACAATGAACAACAAACGTAAGCTAGAGCTAGCCAAAGAACTAGCTAAACGTAAACAATTACAAGCGTATAAAGATGATTTTGCTCTCTTTTCTAAAGAACAAATCAGAATTATTACGAAGAATGCATCCCAAGGCTTTGTTCCCTTCGAGTTCAACCAAGCGCAATCCATCATTAATGGAAAATTAGAAGCGCAACTACAGGAAACTGGGAAGGTTAGAGCAATTGTTCTCAAAGCGAGGCAGCAAGGCATATCTACTTATTGCGCCGCTAGAGTTTTTTGGAAGACATTCTTCACCCCCTATACTAGGTCAGTGGTTATGGCGCACGATAGCGCTACCAGTGATGCTCTTTTCAATATGTCGCGTAACATTATTGATAATATGAAGGAGCCGCCTACCTTAAACAAGTCTAATGCCAAAGAGATTTTATTTGAACATAACAAAAGTGGTTACAGACTGTATACGGCTGGTGCTAAAGAAGCAGGACGAGGAACTACTCCTACAATTGCCCACTTATCGGAAGTGGGGTTCTGGCAATTTGATGAACAAATCCTTGCAGGATTATTTCAGGGGATTTCTCAAGAAGACGGAACTGAAGTAATCCTAGAAAGTACCGCCAATGGTGCTTCGGGGGAGTTCTATCGACTATATCAAGGCGCTATGAGAGGAGAAAATGAGTATATTCCCATTTTTCTACCTTGGTTCATCACACCTGAGTATCGTAGAACAGCACCTGAAGAAATGGAACTCACAGAAGAAGAGTGGGAGCTACTAGAAAAGTATGACCTAGACAACGATCAGCTTTATTGGAGAAGACTTAAAATAGGAGAGTCGGGGGAGCGAAAGTTTAAACAAGAATACCCCAGCAGTCCTGAAGAAGCCTTCCTAGTTACTGGAAATAGTGTCTTTGATCAAGAAAAAATAAACAGTATACAAGTACAGGCTCCAGACTATGTTAGAGAGTTTGATGAACATAGTAATTACTTCGAAGATGCTAGAGAAGGCCACCTAGAAATGTGGATTCCACCTAGTTTTGACGATCGTTTTATTATTGGGGCAGATGTTGCCCTTGGGGTAGGTCAAGACTATAGTACAGCTGTAGTTCTTAACAAAGATAGGCAAGTTTGTGCGCTTTTTAGGGATAACTTTATAGATCCTAGCAACTTCGGTGATATTCTTTTCTACCTTGGTAGGTATTTTAACAATGCGCTACTAGCTGTAGAGAGTAACAGTCTAGGTATTGCTACTCTTAACCGTCTCAAACAGATGAACTATATAAACCTATACTATCAAACCAAAGCGGCTAACCTACTAAATGAAGAGGGTGGTAAACCCGGTTTCAGAACTACAGTCTCTACGAAACCTATGGTTATAGGGAATCTTAAGAGAGCTATTGAAGAAGATGATATAGGTATTTATAGTGATACTATAGTTGGGGAGCTAAGAACTTATGTTGCAGCAGAAAACGGAAGCACTAATGCCCTCTCAGGAAACTTTGATGATACTGTTATGGCTCTTGCAATCGCTTTCGAAGCATACAGAACACACCAACATAGATTAACTAACGATACGGTTTCCTGGAAGGACCGAATTGGCCCTATTGTGGAGGAAAACACTCAATGGCTATAAGAGGTGATGATAATCATCCCGGATTAAAGAATCTTATTTCTATAGGAAGTTCGGAGATGGCTGATGAATATCGGCGTAGAGGTCTTGAGACCCGCAGAAAGAATAAAGAGAAAAGAGAGCTAGCTAAGCAGACAATTGTCGCTATGAAAGAGCTAGGCGATGAGGCACCTGACGCTATGGCGGCACTAAACTATGTTTTAGTACAAGCTATGGAAGAAGGTGATACTGAACAGATCGTTAAGGTAGCAAGTATACTCGCTGAGTATCAACAACCAAAACTATCGCGTCAAGACGTTACACAAACAAACCTAGACGCTTCAGACTTGTCGGACGAAGAATTAGAGGAAGAAATGCAAAAGCTTTCTCTACAATGAGAATTCCTTTAAAATATGGCGATGAGTATGATGCGCTCACTAAGGCTAAAAATTATTATCATTGGAGGCCAGGGCAAAGAAAGCGCATTAAACGTGGCTATAATAAAAGAATAAGAAAGCAAATAAAACTACCGTTGTCCTCACCTAGTCTGGGCCGCTAGGGGTAGGAAAGGCCCAACTTATTAGGAGGAAAATATGTTAGAGTCAACTATAATAGAAGCAATTAAAAAACACGCTGAAGGAAACATTGCGTTACACTCAGCAAACGTAGAAGTATATCTTGCTAACCCTGCAGGTATTGGAGAACACTCTGATATTATGGAAGCTATTCAAGCAGAGCTAGATGAAATTGCAAAACATACAGATAGGATTGAAGCTATTGAAGCGTACTTCTAAACGATGGTTTGATATGGAACGATCAAAGAAAAAAGATAGTTCATATTCTAGGAAAGAATACAAAAGTCCTTTACTTAAAGGGAGATATTTTTATGTCAGTAGAGACGTTCTTAAAATGGAAGATACTCCCACGACTAATGATGCTAGCTAGCACTATAATGTCTTGGCGTTGCGCTGAATGGTTTATGGCTTTGCCAGATCCAACAGGCGCACAATCAGCTTTCGTTTCAGTAGTCATGGGTGTCATGACAGGCGTATTCGGAATATGGATGGGTCATGAACAGAAGTAGCCCTTGTGTAGGCGTATGCACGTTAGACGCAATGGGCAAGTACTGTGTAGGCTGTGGTAGAACACTAGACCAAATAATGTTAAAGGGGAAACAATATGCCGCCAAAAAATCACAAGGATTGGTTAAAAAAGCCTAACATTGAATATATTAACTCAAAGATTTATTCAAGCAATGACTTATATAAACAAGAAATTGAAAAAATATTTTCTAAAGTATGGGTTCCTGTATGTCATGAAAGTGAACTACCTGAAGTAGGGCGTTATCGCACTTCACAAATTGCACACAAGAACGTACTAATAGCAAACGAACCAAGCGGCATTCAAGTTTATCTTTACCACAATCCCGGAATTATTAAAGTAGCAGGTAATGTAAAAGACTTAGATTATGCTGGTTGGGATAAGCTACATACAGAAGTAAACTACGGTGGGATGGTATGGACTACACTAGATCGAAACCCTAGTCAAAGTCTAGAGCAATGGTTAGATGGCGCGTTTGACTGTATTGATGATGCTATTAACACTGAACCCTTAGAGGTATTTCACTACCATAAAGCTGTTATTAATACTAACTACAAGCTATGGCATGATACTAATAGTGAGTTTTATCACGACTTTATGCACTATCATAACAGAGTAACTGGCTTTAATGACGCTTACTTTGCTCGTAAAAACATTCCCTTTAAAAACGGACATGTTAATGTTAGTAGCTTTACAGTACAATACGAAGAATATGAAGGCTTTGAAGATAGAGGTGAACTCTCGTTTCCTAACCTACCTCCCAACCAATGGTATATGGTAGACTTATTTCCAGGCTATAACTTTAATCTTCGTGGCAGTGCCTATCGCTCAGATAGTATAACACCACTAGGCCCTAATAAAGTACTTATTGAGTTTAGAGGTTATGGTCTTAAGAGTGATAGCCCAAAAGACAGAGCTACTAGAATTGAACACCATAACAGTATCTGGGGTCCATTCGGAAGAAACCTACATGAAGACCTTATTGGTGTAGCTGGGCAAGGGACAACTATGCGTCCTGGAACTGAAGACAGACGAATACTACATGGTAGACACGAAGGTGGAACTATTCACGATGAAGTAGGTATGAGACACTATTACTCTGAGTGGTCAGATTGGATGGGCGTTAATGCTCAAACAGGAGAGGCGGCATGATTGAAAAAGGTGGAGAAAAGTTTAGCGGTTATAATAAACCTAAACGAACACCAAGTCATAAAACTAAATCACACGCAGTGTTAGCACGTAGCGGTGGCAAAGAAAAACTTATTCGATTTGGTTCTCAAGGCGTAAGCGGTAGTCCAGATGGAAGTAAAAGAAATAAAGCGTGGAAAGCAAGACACGCGGCTAATATTAAGCGAGGTCCAATGAGTGCAGCTTATTGGGCTAATAAGGTAAAGTGGTGATATGGCTTACAAACCTGGAACTGAACCTGGATCTTCAACTTTCGGTAATCGTAGAGATAAAATAAATGAAGATATATTTGATCTAGGAAAAACAGTAGCTGAAACCTTTACACCTTACGGGGACGTACAAACAGCTAAGGACGCAAATAAAGCCTTTCAAGAAGGTAGATATCTAGATGCCGCAGGTAACGCAGCTTTAATTGCTGCAGGCTATACGCCGCTTGGACCACTAGCTAGACCAGCAGGTCGATTAGCTAAGCGAGCAATGCGCGATAAAGATATGCTATTACCAGCATTAACAGATAAAGACTATGCAAGTATGGTTGCTAGAGAAACACTTATGGGTAAAGGACCAATTGCAGGTAAATCTGTAGGTGCAATGTCTATAGATGACTTAGTAGCAAAAAGAGCAGAAATAATGAAGCAAGCTACAGAAGATTACGGTGAAAGAATGGGTGCAACTATACATAGCACTAATTATGCTGGTCCATTAGATGTAAATAACTTTAGATATAAAAAACCTAACATTCCAGGAAAAAGTAATGAGTATGGAATCTTTACACATTCTCCTACAGACCCAACAGATTATGGTAAACGTAAGTTTGCGGTATTATACAAAGATAAACCCGGAAACTATGTAGCAGGTAAACAAGACACAGAGTCTGATTTCAGTGAAATATTTATTCCTGAAAGAGCAGTTGAAGATATATTTGAGATAGATTAAAAACCCAGGAGCGGTAAATGAAAACAGGAAGCTATCAACAAGTTAAAGCAGTAACCCCTATTAAGAAAACAGGTGAACGTAAAACACCGCTTTCTCAACCGGGTAGTAAAGGCTTTAATCAAAAAACTATGGAAGGCAGTAAACCTCTCTATAGCGGAACAGGCGGTAAGTACTAATGGCTGGTTATAAGTATAAAGAAGCTGTTAGTGACGAGCAATTAATTAATCTTATTGACCAAGGAATTCAAAACTCTACAGGTGATTGGCTTAACAGCAGTGACCTTACTAGAGAAAGGCTTAAAGCAACCTATGAGTATGCTGGAGTAGCACAAGAACATCTTACACCACAAGGCGTAAGTAGCATTGTTGACACTAGCACTACAGAAGTAGTCGAGGCTTATACAGCAATTCTTTCAGATTTATTTCTCAATAATAATAAAATTGCACGTTTTATTCCTTATGATGATACTCCTGGGGCATTTAAAATTGCTAAAGACGCAAGTAACCTAGTTAACTATTGTATTTTTAAAAAGAATAAAGGCTGGGAAATACTACAGACTTGGATGAAGTCTTCACTTCTTTGGAAGAATGCAGTAATCCGTTGGGATTATGTTGAAGACTTTGATTACGTTATGGAAGAGTATGAGGAGATCGATGAAGCTAAGCTTGACGAGATCCTTGCAGATGAAAATCTAGAAATCGTCAACGAGCTTACGCTCAATCCAATGTCAGAGAATATCTCTTATATTGATGTACGCCTCCGTAAACGGATAGATAAGAGTAGAATTAAATTAGAATGTATTCCTCCGGAAGCATTTAGGATTTCAAATGAAGCAAAAGATATTGATGATGCTATCTTCGTTGGCATCCAGTCAGAAATGTCTCGTTCAGATGTTCGCCAGTATTACCCAGAGTGGGGAGCGAGTATTACAGAAGATGAATGGGATCGTCTTGGCAGTGGCGAAGAATGGCTTGGTAATGGTAAATACAGTGAAGATGTGGCTGCAAGAAAAGATATTACAGGTCAAAGCTATTGGCAAGGATATCAAGGACGCAGTTCTTACCTTACTGAAGCAAATCAAGAGGTAACACTTACAGAGTCATGGCTTAGAGTAGACCGTGATGGTGATGGTATTGCAGAACTTAAACATTTTATTACAATAGATAATCATATTCTATATGAAGAAGATGTTGAGTTTGTTCCATTAGCATCTATTGTACCGATTGATATTCCACATGAGTTTTATGGTTTGTCTATGGCAGACTTCACTCGAAGTAGCACACTAGCAAGCACAGCTATTCTTCGTGGTTTTGTTGAAAATACTTACCTTACTAACTATAGCCCTAAACTGGCAGATCCAAACGTAGTAGACTTTAGCGCACTTCAAAACATGAAGCCTAAACAAATTATTCCTACTAACGGTAATCCACAAGGTGCTGTAGCACAACTACCACCTGAAACTATTTCTACAGGTACTGTACCGCTACTCGAACATCTACAGTTGATTAAAGAGCAAGCGACAGGAATGTCTAAGGCCGCGCAAGGACTTAATGATACACTTTATGTATCAGGTAACTCTGAGCAAAAACTTAGCGCTGTACAATCAGCAGCACAAAAACGAATCCAGCATATCGCGCGTAGATTTGCAGAAACTGGATTTAAGCGGTTGATTAGTGGTATCTATAGAACTATGTATACTAATATGAAAGGCAAACAGTCTTTTGCAATGGATGGTATTTATAGTACAGTTAATATGAGTGAATTGCCTTCTTCTATGGACGTAGAAATTTTCCTCGATATTGGTGAAAACTCTAACGCTACAGTTATTAATAAGCTTACTAAGATCGGTGCAGAGATATTGCCCGGACTTAATAATCAAGGCGCAGGAATGGTTATTAAACCAGAAGCACCTGCAATTCTTGCAACTAAGCTTATTGAAGCTATGAATATTGATAGTAATGACTTCCTTGAAGACTATACTACAGATGAGTTTAAACAAAAAGCTGAACAGGTTATTAAACAACAAACAGAAGCAGCACAAGCACAACAAGCTATCGAACAGCGTAAGCGAGAGGCAGATACGTCACTTGCAGAAGCAAATGTTACATTTACAAATGCTCAAAGTAAAAATACAATGGACGATAACTCTAAACAATTGGCAGTTGCTATTGATAAGCACTTCCAAGAATGGGCTGACCTTACTATTAGGGCTGTTAAAGAAGGTGCAGAACTTCCAGAACATCCAGGCTTTGATCAAGTCCTTATGATGGCTAGAGAAGTAATTCAACCTGCACCAAAACCTCAACAACAACCTATGCCATCACAGGCACAGGAAGGAATAATGTAAATGGATAAGTATCGACAGACAGCCGAGAAGAGGCTGAGTAATGATAAGTCATACGGAAATCATAAAATTCATCCCGAAGAATTAGCGCGAAGAGCGCACGTTAAGGGCCAATTTGCAGCCAAAGAACGGGATGAATTTTTTGATGAAGTCTATGGTGAAGTCTTAGTAGATTTCTTTGTTGAGTGGCTCAAAACAGATCCACATGAAACTAAAACTCGTGAGTTCCTCTACTCTTCAGCGATGGCACTAGGTAGTGTTAAGCAGAAAATGACAGACTTCGAGATGTACGGTAAGAACGTACCACACCTTATGGAGGACAACAATGAAGGAAATTGATTATAACGCACTGCTAAATAATTGTGATATTATGATTAACACGCTTGAGTATGACTCAATGCGAAGTGCAGGTAAATGTAAACTTAATTCTGATACTCTCGTTAACTTACACAATCTAAGAGAGAAGTATCTTAAATTAATTACGCCAACTCCTACTAAGAAGGAGGCGAAATAAATGAATAATCCTGAAGCAAACACAGACTCTACCCCTATGGATGATTCTGCGCCTATGGACACAAGTCAAACTGAAGAAGCTTTGCTGGCTGACATTATGCGAAACTCCGAGTTCGTTGATACTCTACCCAATGAGCAAGTTCCACAGTTAGACGCGGAAGACTCTGATTATGAAGACCCAGAAGAATCAGACGAAACCGATAACGTTGATGAAGAAGAAGAAGACGAGATTGAAGAAGAAGAAACAGCGGATGCGGATGACGAGTCTACCCAAGAAGCCGATGTGTACACTCCTGATGATCTTGACTTGGAAGCACAAGTACTTGTCAAAATTGATGGCGAGGAAGTTGCAGTTTCCTTTAGTGACCTTATTAAAGGTTACTCTACTGAACAACATCTTTCTAACGAGGGTCGAAAACTTGGTGATGCAAGAAAACAAATGGAAAAAGAATATGAGTCTAAGGTTGGCGAAATAAGCAACATGGCTCAAGCTTCTGCTGCAATTCTGTATAGTTCAGAAGAGCAGTATTCCAAAGAATACCATGAAATCGAAAAAGCTATTGAAAAAGCCCGTGACGAAGGTGACACCTATGAAGTAAATGAACTCAAAGACAAACGAGAACAAGCCCAAAAGAATTATTGGAGTGCGCGTAATCAACGCGAAAAGATCGTTGAAGGAGTTCAAAAACAAACACAACAGCAACAAGAAAAAGCTTGGCAAGAACAAATTGAACATTTTAATCAGACTATCCCTGATCTGATTCCTGACTTTGATCAAGAAACAGCCATGTCAATTAGAGAGTTTGCTATTGGTGAGGGCATTGCGCCTGAACTTCTTGATACTGTTGCTGATCCTGTACTTATTAAATTTGTTGATGATTACAGGCGTTTGAAACAGGGTGTTAGTAAAGGAACGGCTAAGCGTAAAACTAAAGCAGTTAAAAAGGCTCCTATTCGTAAAGCAAAAACTCGTACTCAAAAAGAAGTTGATGCTCAAGAACAGATTCGTCAAAGAGCGCTTAGTGAAAACGCTAGCTCAGATGATCAAATGGATTTTCTTAGAGGTCTTGCAGAACGTTCATTATCAAATATTTAATACCTTGGAGGTATAATTAAAATGGCTAATAATCTTGGTGTTCGCGGCACCGGAGGTCCAGGTGGACCAGCTCGCGGAACTGGCAAAGACGTCTCACAGCGTGAGGATCTTGCAAACTTTATCACGATGATTACTCGTGACGAAACTCCTTTTACTTCTTCTATCGGTAAAGCAAAAGCTACAGCTATCTACCATGAGTGGCAGACAGATGTACTTGAAGCTCCAGGCAACTCTCGCATTGGCGAAGGTACAGACTGGATTGCTCCTACTGCTGACGGTTCTGGCGGTACAGGTGCAACACCTGCAACTGGCGCTAAGTTTGCAGTATCAGGTCCTAACCGTACACGTTTGGGTAACTATACTCAGATCAACGGTAAGACAATTGCTGTATCAGGCACACGTCGTGCAGTAGATCAGGCTGGTGTAGCTGATGAGTATGCTTATCAGTTGAAGAAGCGTGGAACAGAACTACGCCGTGACGTTGAGTTTGATATGATTCACTCATACAACACTTCAAACGCTGTAGGCACACAAAATGCTAACGCACGTTCAGCTGGTGGATTCCAGTCTTTCATTAACGACTCAGACACAACCGCTTATGTCGGTCAGTTCAAGTCACCTGACGCAGTAGCAACTCCTGTTGCAACTGGTGATGGAACACAAGTTGTTCATGGCTCAATCAATGGTGGTACAACTGCACCTACTAAGGGTACACTTGCACTAACAGATATTGATGCAGTTATGCAGAAGATTTATGAGCAAGGCGGTAAGGCAACAAAGATTATGTTGTCACCAAAGCTTCGCCGTGACTTCTCAGACTTGATGGTTTCAGATACAGGCGTTGTACGTAATATTGACGAAGGCGGCAAGCTACGTCAGTCAGTAGACGTATATATGTCAGACTTTGGCGATCTAATGGTAGTTCCTAACTACATCATGGGTCTGTCAAATGAAGTCTTCTTCAAAGGTAACGATGGAGTTGCATTCTCAGGTGCAGGTAAAGTAGACGTGGCAGACTTTGCTGCGCTTATCTATGACCCAATGTGGTTTGCTACTGCTTATCTGCGCCCTATGCAGGAAGTAGACGTAGGCCAGCAGGGTGACTCAACCAAAGGTATGATGGTTGAGGAGTGTACTCTTGAAGTACGTAACCCTCTTGGTTGTGGTGCTATCTACGGCCTTAGCTAGGTTTAATAGGAGGGGAAGCTTAAGGGCTTTCCCTCTTTTTATTATAGGAGATAATAATGCCAATTGCAATTAAACCAATTGAAAAGAAAAAGAAGATGGCTACACCTAAACGTAAACCAAAGCCAGGAACAATTAACGAATCAAAGTCAAAGTCGCCGTATATTGTTAAAGACGGTAAAATGGTATTAGATCCTCAGTATAAATCTGCTGGTGGTATGATTTATAAAGGGAGATAAGCATGGCTAATAAAATAGGAAGCCTGTTTGAAAGTGATGTATTTGATGGAGAAAATGGGCCTTATGTAATGCTTGATGGTCAGCCTATTTTTCTTGATGATAATCAAATTCAAGCAATGACACCAGTAAAACCATCTGCTGGACCTTTGTCTCCAACAACACCTAAAGTAGATAATGTTGTTCCGGGAATGTTTGAAAAAGTATTTAGTGGCGCTGAACCTGATCTTAAAAGCGATACACCATTTTTTGATCTTGCAAGACAAGCACGGATTAATAGACAAAGTAATCGTAGTTTAAACAGAGGTGAAGATTTTGTTGACCAAAGAACATTGCCTAATCCGATGTTAGATAGAGATCCTGGAGTTTCTAATAATGCACCATTAGGTAGGTCACTTGTGAGAGACAGTAAAGGTAATCCTGTTTTAAATAGCAAAGGCGAAGCAAGAGTATTCTCAGGTGCAGCACCAGAACCAAAACAAAAATCATATAATAGTTTTGCTGAATTTTTTGGCAAATAAAAATTAAACAGGAGATAAGTAAATGCTTGTAATACAAATAGCTAGTGGGAATACTTACCCAGCAGATAGATGCGTGTGGCGCATTGACGAAACCACAAATAAAATTACACACTTTTCACCTAACGCTGCATCAGTAGCTACTAATGCTGCACCAACAGCAGTAGGCTCAACTGGAGCGCGACTAGGTTATATTAAAGCAGGTCGATTTGCACCGTATACGCAAACTCCATAATTAAGTAAGAGGACACTATGGCAAGAGAAAACGAATTTAAATTCCGCAGTTCAACTGTAGAAGCCAATAAAGATATTCATGCTGGCTTTGATCTTCAAACTGGAGATTGGGAAGCCAAACAAGATATTACACAGTATAAGGAAGCAGCTAAGCTTGAACGCGAAAAAGAAGCGTATTATGGTCGTACTAAACAAGGCTATCGTAAACTAGCAACTATCCCTGATATTGTAGCAATTAAGATTTTGCAAGAGCATCATTTAGACTTGCATGATCCTACGTTTATGCAGGATCCAAATAACCTTAAAAAGCTAAAAACAATCTTGATGTCTGAGTATTCTGATTTGGTAGTCAATACTTAATTAGGAGGCCAAGCATGGCAATGACATACACAGAACTTGTTGCTAAAGTTCGTAGCTGGGCTAACCGGGACGAAGAAGTAGTAAGTGATGACATTATTAAAGACTGCCTTAAGTATGCCGCTGACAAAGCGTACAGGAAACTTCGAGTACCTCCACTAGAAAACGTAGCTATCTATGATAAGACTTTGTTAACTGCTGCAACAACGGCGGCTACTAACACTCAGTCTTCTATTACAGAAATACAGCTACCCTATGATCTTGTTGAGTTTATTCAAATAAAAGAAGTAGATAGTAACGGTCTTTCAACTAGAGTATTTAATGAAAAAGTAGACATTAGAACATTTAATGACACTACAGCAGAAAAATATTCTAATAAGAATTACTGGGCTAGGCAACAAAACGTTTTATACCTATCTCCTGGATTTGGAAATGGTAACTTACAAAACCAAGCTAACACAATAGAGCTATATTATTATCGTAGACTCCCAGCACTTAATGCTGTATACTCAGTAACAGTTCTTAACTACAATGCTGGCTTTCTTACAACAACAGGTGCAGGGGCTGGCATAGCCAACTCTAAACAACTATATTTTAATAGTAATACAGGAACAACAGCTTATGCTACACAAGCTACTGCTCAAGCGGCAGACCCTGCTGGTACTGTAACTTCTACTTACTATATTGGAACAGCAACACCTAATTGGCTACGAGATGAAAACGAGCGTGTTCTTTTATTTGGTGCATTAGCTGAATTGTTTTCTTATGTACAAGAAGACGATCAAGCATCAAAATACTTACAATTATTCATGGCAGAAATTGTTGAACTTAATGACGAAGACGCTAAACGAAACGCTTCAGGCGGTAACCTACAAGTAAACTTTAACGGGCGAGGGTTAATTTAATGACAACACCAGCGAGACCC